TGGTAAATACTATAGAGATTTCTTAAAGAACAAAAAGAATTTAGAGGGTTATGAACAACATGGATACATACTTACTGCACCACACCAATCCATCAAAGTGGGTGGACAAGAAGTAAGTGGAACCGTAATGAGAAATCTATTAGGTAGTCCAAAAATAAAAGATGATGAAAGACCTAAATTATTTAAACAAGCCTTTGGTTATTATGACAAGGGTGTTTATAATATGATGACTAATAAATTTAGAAAGTTATTTGAAATGTTTGATAACTTTTTAATTAATAATAATATATCAGAAATACTTAAAGAAAACTCTACAACAAATTTATTCCCAATTGATGATGGGCCACCTACATTCTATGATGGGTTTGGTGATTATAAAAGACACTCTAAGAAGTGGATAGATTCAATGTATAAAAGTTCTGATGAAGGTCTTGGGTGGGAGTTAGTACATTATATATTGGGTAAAAATGCAAATGACCCAGGATTAGATTTTACCACACGAATGGATAAAGTACCTACGGTTGCATATGGTAGAAGAGGTGCGGGGCCATATGGTGAAAGATTCCCAAGTGAAGACCCAATTAAGGCATATAAGAAATGGTTAGAGAAAGTCATTGGTAATCTTGACTTTGAAGTTATCAAGTGGTTCGGACTAACAGATAATGAAAGAGATGTTACAGGTGTTCCTGTTGAAGCTCCTGCATTACCAGGTGTTCAGACACAAGACCAAAATACACAACGAGCAGTTGAACTTGATTTGGCACCAGGTGATGAGTCTATGGGTGATGCAATTGATGATATTCAAGAGTCTTTTATGAAAGATGTTAATTTACTAATTGAGGGTGGTGCATATGGACATATGAGTCATCCATTTGATGATAATAATTTGACATTTTCAGATTTGAAACAGATAGTTATTAATGGATTAGGTGGAAAGTTAGATAGAGAAGATGGAGTTACAGAGAAACTTGATGGACAAAATCTGATGGTATGTTGGATTGATGGTAAGTTAAAGGCAGCTCGTAACAAAGGACACCTAAAGAATTTTGGTAAAACTGCACCAGATACGAAAGGTGTAAAAAGTATTTTTAAAGGTAGAGGTAATATAGAAAAAGCTTTCGTAGGTGCAATGAGAGATTTAGAAAAATCTATTGGTTCGTTATCGGATAAACAAAAAGAAAAAATATTCGGTAATGGAAAACGATGGATGAATTTAGAGGTTATGTATCCAGCAACTGCAAATGTAGTAGATTATGATGTGGCAGAAATAGTATTTCATGGTACATTAGAGTATGATGAAAGTGGTAGACCAATAGGACAACCAAAAGATTCTGCAAGAATGTTGGCAGGTATGATTAAACAAACAAACAATCATATACAAAAAATGTTTAAGATTGGTAAACCAAACTTCTTAACCGTACCAAAAGTACAAGATTTTGGTAAGAAGAAAAATATGTATTTAGGAAAAATAAAAAAACTACAATCACAATATGCATTAAGTGATAAAGATACATTGGGTATGTATCATGAGTCATATTGGAGAGAATATGTTTATAATGCATCAAAACAATTTAAAGTAAAACTAAAACCAATTCAGTTTGCCAAGTTGGTAAAGAGATGGGCATACTTTGATAAGAGTTATAAGATACCACAAATGAAAAAAGACTTTAGTAAAAATGAAAAGTTTTTAGATTGGATATTAAAAACAGATAAGTTTGACCATAATAAAATTTTTAAAGATAATATAAAACCATTTGAGATATTGTTCTTTCAAGTTGGTGCCGAAATATTGAAAAATATAAGTGGATATATGGCAGTCAATCCTGATAAGACAATACAAAAGATGAGAAAAGAAGTTATCAGTGCAATGAAAGATTTGCAAAAACCAGATAAAATAGAGAAACTAAAAAAACTAAAACTACAAATTGAAAAACTACAGAAGATTGGTGGATTAAATGCAATCGTACCAAGTGAGGGTATTGTGTTTAAATACAAAGGTAAAGTATATAAGTTTACAGGAGCATTTGCACCAATCAATCAAATACTCGGTAGTATAAAATTTGGATAGGAGTTACAATGGCAGGATATAGTAAAGAAGCAGAAAGGCAGAATAAGGCCTTAAAAGATTTGTTAGGTGGTAAAGAATACGAAAAAGATTATGTCCAAGTAGGATACGAAGGTAAACAAGAAAATCTTGGTGGTAAAACAAGAGAATCAGAACTAAGTAAAACAATGCAATCAATTAGGATGCCTTTGTTTTGTCCTAAGTGTAAAAAGACAATGAAGAAAAAACTTGATGATAAGTTTTGGAGAATACAAGGACATTGTTTTGATTGTCAAATAGATTATGAAAATCAATTAAGAATTAAAGGTGAGTTTGATAATTGGGCACAATCTAAAATGTTAGAAAATCAAAAAGCATATTTAAAGGATTTAGAACAAAGTATAGATGAGTTTGAACAACAAGGTGGTAAGAAAGAATGGTTGAATAATGTTGGTGTAAATACACCTGAGTTAGAGGCAGAAAAGTGGGAAATGGGTGAAAAAGAGTTTGACAATACCGTAAAAGAGGCAAGAGAATTCATACAGAATGCAAAAGATAAAGTAGAAGAATTTGAA